GGTCGGGAGCGCATCGAGCTGCATGGTGGCGGCGAGGTCCGGTTCAAGGCCCGGACGCGGTCGGGTGGTCGTGGTCTGACGGGCGACAAGACGATCCTGGACGAGGGGTTCGCGCTGCGCTCCTCGCACCTGGGTGCGCTGCTGCCGATCATGCTGACGAAGCGGCACGGGCAGGTCATCTACGCGTCGAGCGCGGGCATGGCCGATTCGGCGACGTTGCGGTCGCTGCGTGATCGTGGCCGGCGCGGCGACAAGAGGCTCGCGTACTTCGAGTACGGCGACACCCGCCCGAACGAGGGCTGCGCGCTCGTCGACTGCGACCACGCCGTGTCCCGTGAGGGGTGTGCGCTGGACGACCGTGCGCGGTGGTGGAACATCCTCCCGGCGCTCGGAGGGCGCATCACTGAGGAGTCGGTCGCGGACCTGCGCCGATCGATGCCACCGGACGAGTTCGCCCGCGAGGTCATGGGCTGGTGGGACGACCCCGGCACGGCTGACGCCCTGTTCAACCTGTCGACGTGGGCGGCCCGGCAGGATCCGACGACGACGCCGAGCAAGCGGATGTCGCTCGCGGTGCACGTCACCCCGGACCGCGCGTGGGCGTCGGTGGGGGTCGCGTCGCAGCGCGCGGATGGGCGCATGCACGTCGAGCTGCTCGCGCACGAGCGCGGCACCGCGTGGCTGCTGCCGTTCGTGAAGGAGCGGCTCGCGAAGCGGCGGTTCAGCGCCGTCGCGATTGCGAGCGGGATGGCCGCGGGAACGCTCACGTCCGAGCTCGAGGCGCTGCCCGGGTTCATGCCGTTGAACGGGACGGAGGTGCGGCGCGCCTGCGCCGGCCTCTTCGACCTGGTCGAGGCGGACGGGAAGCTCGCAGTCCGACCGCATCCGGACCTGGACTCCTCGATCGAGCAGACCCGGAAGTCCTCGCCCTCCAAGGAGTGGGTGTTCGCCGCGAAGCCGGGCGTCGACCTGTCCCCGTCCTACGCCATCGCGCTCGCGGCGCACGCGGCACGTACCGCGCCCAGCTACGACGTCCTCGACAGCATCGTCTGAAGGAGCCACCGTGCAGAAGCTCACGACCATCCTCGACGTGGCGGGGACTCTCGTCCTCGTCGCCGGGGTGGGCGTGCTCGCCGGCATCGGGTGGGCCATCGTCGCCACCGGCGTCGCGATCCTCGCGACGTCGTGGGCGCTGTCGGGTCGACCGATCCCGAGGCGGTCGCCGTGAGCCTGTTCTTCGAGCGTCGCAACATCGACTTCCAGGCCGCGTTCGCGCGCGGCGACGACACGTCGTCCCTGTTCGGCGGCAGCGTCGAGGCGGGGCTGCGGCTCATCCCGGTGTTCGCGGCGACGTCGCTGATCGCCGACACGATCGCGACGCTCCCGCTGCGCGTGTACCGCGACCTCGGCGACGGCGTCCGGGACCGGGTGAAGGTGCAGCCGAAGCTCGTGACGAGCCCGGCGCCGTACACGGGCCGGATCGCGTGGGTGCACCAGGCGATGACATCGCTGCTGCTGCGCGGCAACGCGACCGGTGTCGTCCTCAACCGCGACGCCTCCGGCACCCCGAGCACGATCGCGTGGCAGCACCCCGACATCGTGCGCGTCGACGAGTCGCAGTTCCTGCCGCGGTTCTTCGTCCGCGAGGTCGAGGTGCCGCTGTCGGAGGTCGTGCACGTGCCCGCCTACGTGCTCCCCGGGTCGATCGTCGGCCTTTCCCCGCTGCGCCTGTTCAAGATGCAGTTCGAGGCCGGGATGCGCGCCCAGAAGTTCGGCCTGGACTGGTACCGGAACGGGACCGCGCCGACGGGGAAGCTGCGCAACACCCAGCAGGTCGTGAGCTCGCGCGAGGCCCGAAAGATCAAGGCCCGGTTCAAGGAGGCCGTCGCCGACGGCGACCTGTTCGTCACCGGGTCTGACTGGGACTACGAGGCGCTCACGGTCACGCCGGCGGATGCGCAGTTCCTGGCCCAGATCAAGGCGACCGCGACGCAGGTCGCCGTCGTGTACCGGGTCGCGCCGGAGGACATCGGCGGGGAGACGGGGACGTCGCTGACGTACTCGACGCTCGAGCAGAACGACCTGAAGTTCGCGAAGCGGGCGCTGCTGCCATGGACGGCGCGCTTCGAGGAGGCGCTGTCCAACCTGCTGCCGCGGCCGCAGTACGCGCGGTTCAACCTCGACGCCGTGTCCCGTGCCGACCTGATGACCCGCATGCAGGCCCACGACATCGCGCTCAAGAACGGCCTCGAGACCAACGACGAGGGCCGCGCGCTCGAGGAGCGGCCGCCGCTCACGTCCGAGCAGATCAACCAGTGGCAGAACCTGTACGGCCCCCGCGCCGGCCAGGCGCCTACGACCGCAACGACCGGCTGAGGAGAGCTCATGAGCCGCGACAGCATCGAGATCCGCGTCCGGGCGGATCGCGTCGAGTTCCGCGACGCCACCGCCGGCGCACCGTCGGCCGGCGTGCTCGCCGGGTACGCCGCCGTGTACGAGCGGCTCAGCCAGAACCTCGGCGGGTTCGTGGAGAAGGTCGCGCCCGGCGCGTTCGCGCAGACCCTCGCCGACAACAACCCCGTGCTCGCGAGGTACAACCACGACGACAACCAGCTGCTCGGCACCACCGAGGCCGAGACGCTGCGCGTCGCGTCGGACGACACCGGTCTGCCCTACGAGGTCGACCTGCCCGACACGTCGGTCGGCCGCGATGTCGCCGTGCTCGCGAAGCGCGGCGACGTGCGCTACTCGTCGTTCGCGTTCCGCACGCTCGAGGACTCGTGGTCGGTCACCGACCAGGGCTTCCCGCTGCGCACCCTCGTGAAGGTGCAGCTCGTGGACGTGGCCCCCGTGAACAACCCGGCCTACCGGGACACCAGCGTCGGCATGCGCTCCCTCGCGGAGCGCACCGGAATCGACCCCGCCGACCTCACCACGGTCGGCGTGGAGGAGATCCGGGCCCGGCTGCTCAAGGACGCCGCCGAGAGGGCGGAGCAGGACGCGGAGGACCTGGGCGACACCCGGTCCCTGCTGGGCCTGCGCAAGCGCGCGCTCGACCTCGACGCGCTGCGCTGAACCACCCGCGTGCCTGGGCGACACCCGGCGCGCACATCCCCCGCCCTCCGTGGCACACGACCAAGCAGAAGGGAGTCGTGCGATGTCGCACGCACTCATCAAGACCCTGGCCGAGAAGCGCCAGAACATCTGGAACGAGAGCCGCGCTCTCCTCGACAAGGCCGAGGCCGAGAAGCGCGACCTCACCGCCGAGGAGAACGAGGTCTTCGAGCGGCAGTCCGCCGACATGACCGCGCTGCGCGCCCGCATCGACTCGATCGAGACGACGATGCGCGACAACAGCGAGGCCGAGGCCGCCGAGAAGCGGCTGCTGGGCGATCGCCACGAGCAGCGCAACGACGGCGACGTCAGCGACGAGCTCCGCTCGTTCCTCAAGGGCGAGACCCGATCGATGGCGTTCGGCGCCGACGGCAAGGTCTGGACCCGTGCTCTGTCCAAGGGCACCGCGACGGCCGGTGGCAACACCGTCTCGACGTCGTTCTACGACCAGCTCGTCGAGCACCTCGTCGACACGACCAGCGTGCTGCAGGCCGGCGCGACCGTCCTGAACACGGCGTCCGGTGAGATCATCGAGGTCCCGGTCACCACGAGCCACGGCACGGCCGCGGCCGTCGCCGAGGCCGGCGCCCTCGCGGGCACCGACCCCGCGTTCGCCAAGCGCACCCTCGGCGCGTTCAAGTTCGGCCAGCTCATCACGCTCTCGCGCGAGCTCGTCGACGACACCGCCGTCGACCTCATGGGCTACGTGTCCCGCGCGGCCGGCCGCAACATCGGCCTCGCCCTGGGCGCCAAGCTCGCCGTCGGCGCGGGCACGACCGAGCCGTGGGGCGTCATCACCCGTGCGACCACCGGTGTCACCGGCGGCGCGGGCGTGACCGGCGCGTTCACCGCGGACAACCTGATCGACCTCATGTTCTCGGTCGTCGGGCCGTACCGGGCGAACGGGTCCTGGCTCGTCAAGGACGCCACCCTCGGCACCATCCGCAAGCTCAAGGACGGCGGGAGCCGCTACCTGTTCGACCCGGCCGCCACCGTCGGCGCCCCCGACACGCTGCTGGGCAAGCCGATCTACACCGACGCCAACATGGCCTCCGTCGCCCTCTCGGCGAAGTCGGTCGCGTTCGGCGACCTCTCGACGTACTTCGTCCGCATCGCGGGCGGCGTGCGCTTCGAGCGCAGCGACGACTACGCCTTCGGCAACGACCAGGTCGCGTTCCGCGCGATCGTCCGCGCCGATGGCGAGCTCGCCGACCAGACGGGCAGCGTGAAGCTGTTCGTCGGCAACGCCGCCTGACCAAGGCGACACGCTCGTGCGGGGCGGCAGCGACCGCGCCGCCCCGCACGAGCACCCCCAACCCGTCAGAACGGCACGGCACCGGAGGTACGCACCATGCAGGTCAAGATGATCGCCCAGCTGACCGGAACGCGTGACGGCGAGGACTGGCCCCGCGTTGGCGCCACCATCGACCTCCCGGACGCCGAGGCCGCGGACCTGATCATGAACGGCTACGCCGTCGACCCCACCGACGTCGAAGACGACGCCGACGTCGAGGACGACGACGACGTCGAGGACGACGACGTCGAGACCGCCGACGCGCCCTCCGTGGACGTCGAGACCGCAACACCCAGCCGCCGCCGCGGCAAGGCCTGACGGCCACCCCAGCACTTCACCCCCGCGACTCGGAGGCTGACCCATGCCCGCGATGACTGCACGCCCCTACGCCGCGGGCATCCGCGCCGCCCTCGGTGGCGGCGTCACCGGCGGCCGCGACTGGGACGGCGACACCCTCAAGGCGACCCTGCACGGCACCGGCTACACGCCGAACTACGACACCGACGCATTCCAGTCGAACCTCACGTCCGAGCTGTCGACCGCGGGCGGCTACACCGCCGGCGGCCTGACCCTGTCGGGCGTGACGTTCTCCCCGGTCGCAGCGAACTCGTGGACCGTCGTCGCGGCGACGTCGACCGCCTACGTAGCCGGCCAGATCGTGCGCCCCTCGGCGGGCAACGGGTTCATCTACGTCGCCGCCGTCGGTGGCACCTCGAGCGGCTCTGCGCCGACGTGGCCGACCACGCTCTACACGACCGTCGTCGACGGCGGTGTGACGTGGTGCTGCATCGGACGCGGCGCGGTCTGCCTCGACTTCACCGACCCGTCGTGGGCGACGTTCACCGCCGGGCCGTTCCGGTACGTCGTCGTCGCCGACACCACGCCGGGCTCCGCGGCGACGAACCCGCTGCTGTGTGCGTTCGACTTCGGCTCCGGCCAGACCGGCGGCGGCGGCACGTTCTCGATCGCCGTCGACCCGGCTGGCGCCCTCGTTCTGCCGTACTGACGGAAGGGCTGACCCACCATGGCCGACCCCGGAGGCAAGTAGCGATGCTGATCCTGTCGAGCACGTCGGACCTGCTGCGCGTGACGACGTCCGCCTCGAGCGACGTCGACGTTCACGCGTCGTGGGTGGACAACGCGTCGGGCGCGATCACGCCGGGTCGGACGAACACTGCCGCGATCACGACTGCGACGACCACGACCGTGGTCGCGTCGCCGGCGGCGTCGACGCAGCGGACGGTGCAGGCGCTCCTGGTGCGCAACGTCCACGCGTCGACGTCGAACGACATCACGATCGTTCACACGGACGGCACGAACGCGCAGGACGTCTACAAGACGACCCTCGCCGCGGGCGAGTCGCTGCACTACCACGAGGCGACGGGGTTCACCCGGTACACCGCTTCCGGCATCCCTGTCGCCCCCGGTAACGCGGGCGCCGCCGACGTGCAGGTGTTCAACGGCTCGGGCGGCACCTGGTCGAAGCCTGCCGGTGCGCAGGTCGTCGTCGTGGAGATGTACGGCGCGGGCGGCGGCGGTGGCGCTGGTGCGTCGCTGGCTACTGCGGTTGTCGCCAAGGGCGGCGGCGGTGGTGGCGGCGGCGCGTACATGCGCGGCACCTACGCCGCATCTGATCTTCCGTCGACGGTCACTGTGACTGTCGGCACGGGTGGCACGGCTGGAGCCAGGGGCGCGGCTGGTGCTGCCGGTGGTAACGGCGGCGTCGGCGGTAACACGACGTTCGGTTCGTACCTGACTGCCTATGGCGGCGGCGGCGGCTTCGGTGGCGCGATCTCAGGGGCTGTGACCGGTGGTGGCGGCGGTGGCGGTTGCGCCGGTGCTGGCGGCACGGGCTCGACGTCCGGTGGCGCTGGCGGCTACCCGTGGTACTCCGCGGCCCCGACGTCGGGCGGTTCCGCTGGTGGCGCTGGTGCCATCGGTGGTGTCGCGCAGATCGCCTCCGGTACTGCGGCGACGAACTGCGCCGAGTGGGGCGGCGGCGGTGGCGCCGGTTCGGCGAACCCGCCCACGGCGACGGCTCCCGCTGGCGGCTCGAGCCTGCGCGGCGGCGGTGGCGGCGGTTCGGGTGGCGGTCACACCGCGACCCCCGCGACGACCCCGCCCGGTGCCGGTGGCAGGTCCGGCGTCTACACGACCGGCGGTGGCGGCACGGCTGGCACCGACGGCGGCTCCGGTTCCGCTGGCGGTAACGGCGGCACGGGCGCGAACGCGACCAGCGTCGCGACGACCCCGCCCGGTGCCGGTGGCACGTCCGGCGTCTACACGACCGGCGGTGGCGGCACGGCTGGCACCGACGGCGGCTCCGGATCCGCTGGCGGTAACGGCGGCGCGGGTGCGAACGCGACCAGCGTCTCGGCTGGCGCGGGCGGCGGTGGCGGCGGTTCCACGACCCTCGCGTCCGGTGCCGGCGGTAACGGCGGTAACGGCGGCACCGGTGGCGGTGGCGG